CCAAGTCTCGCAAACATATTGACCAGCACCAGATAAAGTAATCGAAACATTCCCACTGTTAGTAGCACTGGCAGCAGCCGTAACAGTAAATACATTTGAATCCGTCACTGAAGCGACAAGAAATGTACCATCAGTTGCCGATCCAGAAGTGTAGTCAATTGTAAGTTCATCTCCTACAGCTACACCATGACTTGTAATTGTAATTGTTACCGTAGTTCCTGATTGAGAGTAAGTTCCTGTTTTGGTAAACCCTTCTCCTGGTGGAGTAAAAGTAAAGCTGGCACTATCATTGGCACGACTGTCAAGGAAGCCTTCTATGGTGTCCGCATCCGTTTCCGATACGTTGAAAGTAAGATTGAATATTTTAGGATTTTGATGGGCAGCAAGTCCAAATAATATTCTATGTTCATAGCCATCAGCAAAACGAACTGTTCTAGTATTTGGTGCGGATCTTTTTTGTTGTCCGTAAGTTGGTGTGATTGATGGAAAAGTAGCCATTATGCAAGTAAACCTCCAGGTCTTTTTTGCTTAATTAATTCTGTCTCTATAGCTGTTGATAATGCAATACCTAATGCTCTACCTTCATCTTCATCTCCTTCTACGTTAGAACCAGAAGCATCTACATTGACAACTATATTAGTTGAGCCACCAATAAGAGATTCATTTGGTGTGATATTGCCACTTACTCCTGGTGTAAATAATTCTGGTCCTCGTTCTCCAACTATATATGGTCTGCCACCCGTAACTCGACCTCCATCTGCCATTCCACTAATAGATGGCATCTGAATATTAAACATATTCTGAAACAAACCTAAGAAAGATTTTTGAATACCAGCAGCCATAACTTGAGCAGCGAGATCCAAGAAGTAATCACCAATTCTGTTCAACATATTTCTAAAGGCATCGGTAACTGTCATTGTTCCTTTAACAATTCCTTTGAAAGATTCTGCAAAACTTGTTTTCAATTCTTTACTTACATCAAGAACTACTCTTGTTGCTCTCGATAATCTTTCTATTTCATCTACAGGTGCTCTAAATTCTTCAAACTCTTGTAATTGAAGAGCATATTCTCTTCCAAACTCAACAAGTTTGGCAGTTTTTTCGGCAGCCTCATCAAATTTTGCCAAATCCTCATCTTTCAACATTCCAAAAAATTCTTTCTTAAAGAGTTTAAGATTTGTTCCTAAAGTTCTAAGACCTAATTGCCTTTCTAATCCACTGAAAAATTCTGTATTAGGATCAACGTCTTTAAACACTTTTCCTAATTCACTCTCAGGATCGAGGTCTGCTAAAAATCTTTTTAAATTACCTTCTTGATTTACTAACTTCTTAAAATTTTTATCAGAAATTTTAAGCTCTTCCGCTTGAGTTTTTAATATTTCTTCTCTTCTAACTTTTGCAATTTCTTTTGTTAACTTCAGTTGAACATCAAGAGTCTTACCTAGTTTTAAATCTGCTAATAATTCATCTGACTTTTGCTGTCCAATAATATCTCTTGCATTTACTATTTCATTTATTAATGATGTAGAATCGGTGATCCCTGCTAAAGCGTCAAATTGTTCGGGCGATCCAAGGGTTTTTGTAAGCATTGTTCTTAATTCTTTATCTTGGAATCGAGAAAAAGCTGCTACCGCTTCTATAGCTTCTTCTTTAGTAACACCTAATTCTTTTCCAAGTTGTTTTATTTCTTTTCGTGAAAACTCTGAAGCTCCACCAATCGCTGTTATTTGTGCATTTAATTTCTTTACTTCTTTTCTAAATTTTATTGCCTCTTCAATTTGAGCAGCAACAGCAGTAGCAGCAATAGAAAGAGCAAAACCTCCTCCTGGTGCTAATGCTCCCCCAATACCACCAGCGATACCACCCATAGCAGCACTAAGACCACCTGCTCCAAATAAGAAAGGAAAACCACCACCAATCATGGCACTACCAGCACCACCTTTTAACCTACCCATCGCACCACCTGGCATGGCAAATGGTCCTGCCTGTGCGTTTTTACCAAAGCCCATTCTGTTAAAGAAGGTGGGTGGAGCAGCAGGTCCAATTTGTCCACCTTTAATACCAAAGCCAACATCTTGAAAAGCTGCCCTTGTTGCTTGTTGACTCAAAATAGTTGCTGTCTTTGTAGTTTGTTTTACGTTTGCTTTCACACCAGTAGCAATCTTGTCAGCAGCTTTACTAAAAGCTAAAAAACCTGTAGGTTCTAAACCAGGATTCACAGGAATAGCTTTTGTCCTAGCACCCCTAAAATCTTCTGCTGAAACTGCTCCACCTGCTTTCATGGTTTGGCGTAGTCTTAACTTATTTAAAAGTTTTTCCTTCGCCATTAATTGATTATTATGTTCTTTCTCTACGTTTACTAATGCTTTAGCTGCTCTCTTAAAACTAGCCGTACCAACTGCTGCTCTATCTAATAATTTTCTAGCTCTTGTAAGTTGTTTATTAAAACTATTTATAGATACTGGTAATACTTTATTTTGTTCCCTAGCTTGTTTGTTAAATTCTGATATTTCTTTCGTAGCTCCTCTTAATTCTTTACGAAGGGTAATTAACTTATTAGAATTTTTAAGAGCTATATTCAGATTTACGTCATAACCTGCTGCCACTTTTCTATCTGAATAAAAACATTTCTTCTATATTACCTTCTTTTACCTCTTAAAGCATTTTTTTTCTGTGCTTGTTCTTGTTGTTTTTTATATTCATCATTCTCAATCTCTGCATAAGCAGCCCAACCTATCATTTCTTCGATAGTAAGAGTTTCACATAATTCAGCTACAGTTTTATGTAATTGTTTTGCTAAACCATATATAAACTGCCAATCTTTATTAGCTTTTTAAATCGGCTTTAGCCTCTTTAACCTCCTTATCAGTTCCCACTGTAATCATCGCTATTTGTATCTCTTCGAGAATAGATGCTGAAACCTCTCTTCTTAATGAAGCCTTATCTCCATCTTGAAAAAGTCTTACACCATCTTTATCTAATGCTTTTTCAATCATCATCTGCAAAGCATAATCATTAGTATCATCTGTGCCTGTTTTTTTGGAAATGGCTTCTCTCTCTGCAATAGTCAAAGGATGCCAATAAACAGTAAGTTCAACTGCTCCTTCTTTTACTACATCATGTTTGTAAAGTTGAGAAACTCCAAATTTGTTTCTTAAAAGATCAACTGCTCTAGTCATAAAATAAGTATTGCTACTTTATTATACTAGGCATTAGCTGAAAATTGGCAAGATATTATTCCAACGAAATGACTTCTATCTTCAATTTCAAGCATTGTAGGACCATTTATATCCTGTACTCTTGGAGTTACACTAAAAGTATCCGTATAATCTGAAGCATTAACTGAAGTAAGTCCATCAATAACAGATTCACTTATAGCAGATAAAACAGAAGTACCTTTACTTTTTGGAACGTACACATTACATTGAACAACTCCCGAATAATAATCTGTTGATGCACCTTGGTTTTGGACAGTAGATTGAGCGAAATTAACATTCATAACAACATATTTTTTTGTTTTACCAGGAGTAACAAAACTAACATTGTCATATACAACCGAGACAGTATTATCTGCTGCTACAACTGCATCTGTAACTGCTTTTTCAAATGCTGCTCTTGCGTTTACTAAAGTCATTGATAATTCTTAAAGTTAATTTCAGAATAACCTACTCCACCTTTAGAGGTTCCAAAACCTTGCATTTTTCTTGATGCTACAAATAACTTACCTCTCTTATCTGTCATTGTTTCTCTAATAATTTTACCCAAACGTCCTTGAACAAAATTTTGAATTTTACCTCCTTCTAAAGCGTAAGCTGCATATTTAACAGTATTTCCAATATAAACAGGTCTTTTTATATTGTATTCTTTACTTATTTCATGTCTTTTTTGAATTTCAGGAGTATGTTTAAAATTTCTTATTCCTCTGAAAAAAGCAATAGATTCTTCTCGCTTTTTACTAGCCCAAGGTTCATACTTCAAAATATCATCTGTCGCAGCAACAGCCTTCGTATCGACCTTCCAACTACTTGCAAAAAATCCTGTCCTTACAGGACTATGAGTTTTTGTAGATAAACTATTATATGCTTTTCTAATAACCGTATTAAAATCACGATTCATTCGAGATTCAATTTCACCAACTGGATCACTTTTCGACAAATCTTTATTAGCCATCAGAACCGCACCAATACTGTAAATAAATAAACCTGTCCACCCTTCTTGGTATCAATATCGTAAATCTTTGCAGCAACATTAGATCCTGCATAACTCAATGTAATCTCATCATCGAAATCAACTTGGTTATCACCTATCAAATCAGGAGTAATATATAACTTTGCATTTCTCATCTCTTTACCTACATCTTCTTCAGACCTAATAAATTCGATTGGAACGCTGATACTGTAGCTGGTATCTGTTGTTGTATAAACACCAGTGCTAGTGTTATAACTTCCCGAAGCTTTTTTTGTATAAGTGATAGTTGTATCGAGAGAACTACCAAGATCAGCTACAACTTGTTTAGCTACACTTTTTAATAATGAGTCTAGTTGTCCTGCCATTATCCTCTAACCACTCTCATTTGAAAACTACCAGCACCACCAAGCAAATATGCTCCCAAATAACTTTGTAGCCACGGGTAAACATCAAGAATATTATTTACAGATCCAGTTCCTTGACTTGCAGTATTGTACTTAACTTGAATATCTCCTAACTTAACTTCTTCAAAGTTACCATCTTTACCAGTAGTACCAGTAATAGCATCAGTATCATTTGCTAATGCCCTAGCTAGTTCATATTGTGCATATTTAATATTATTTGGAATAGTTGTACAAGCCAGTTCAACTCCATCTACCTGATAATTTGTTCTTGGAAATTTAAGTGCCTGACTTTCATCACATCTATCGCCATAAAAAACTAAAGTATCAATCCATCTTGTAGCAGATATTAATGCTCTTTTCTTCTGGTCATCTGTTTTATTTGTCCAAGTCGAAGAATCTGGAGAAGTATCAAAGTAATCGTTAGATTCAGACAAAGTGACATAGCTATTAGCAGTTTCACTTTTTATAGTTGCAATTATGGTAGCTGCCACGATTATTAAAGTAATTTAGTTTTATTGTAGCGTAAAGAAAAAACCCCACCAATAATTGATGAGGTTTAATGACCACATTTTAATCTTAAAATAAATTAAGACTTTAGACCATTGTCTAGTGGAGAGTTAACAAAGATTTCAACCATAGGAATTTGGTCAATATCATATGTTGCAGACCAGTTAGATCCTGTTCTAAGTGCTGAGTTAGCAGGGTTATCAGCAGCGTTTGTCCACTTAGTACCCATAACATGATAAGCACTATGGTAATCAACAGACATAACATCTTGCTTAGATAAGATGTTTCTCTCTGCTTCAATACCTAGCTCAGACTGAACACCCTCAAGAATTGTTCCTGACTTCATTAAGTAGCAACGGAACTCCTGACGATTACCAGTAGTTGTAGGATCGTTTGTGTTTACCTGTGAGTCGATGACAACTGTACAACCAGCAAATTGACCGATTGATCTATCAGTTACACCAACACCACCACCACCCCAAGT